TTAACATCGCTACGGTTGTCCATCTTGGGCCGCGTATTGCGAGGACTGGCCGAATAAACGGTTGTCAGTCAATAATGAATATATAGATGATAAAATCAATATGCAACTATTTATTGTTTATCATGTTACGCATTATGTGTGTCGAATGCCTCCACAAATAAATCTTCAACCTTCTTCGTAAACACCATATCCTTGCCATATCTAGGATCAGCCACCATAGCATCAAGCTCAGCTTTATCATGTTTGCTGCCCTCTTGTATATCAATTGCAGGGATTGGGGACTCGTTATACGATTGCCTAATCTTATTTAATGCAGTAATGAAACTAGCATTTGTAGATGCGTTAGCAATAGCTTCAGTTTCTTTATCGTTAATAACTCCAGCTGTACTCAATTTTGTAAGCCAAGTGCTGGTCTCCGTAATGATTTTATCTGCGTTACGGCCTAACTTGCTTTTCTCTTCTTGAACGCTGGTTTGTGCAAAATCATCAGCAGCCCCAGCAGCATCAAAATACAATGAGGCAAAATCATTAAATGCTTCTTGGCTGATGCCATGTTTTTTAGCAAGATCCTTATAACCAGCAAGCATCTCATCATCATCAGGAACATTAGCCTCGGCAAACATCTCTATAGCATATTCACCGTCTTTAGGTGCTTTATGCAATCCCTGAGACATCTTTGTCCTGAGTTCTTTGTAATCTTTAGTTACCTTGTTGAGCTCGTTGAATGCCGCCTCAATATCTGGGCCATCATCATCAGACCAAAAGTTATCTGGAATCCAGCTCGGCCTTTCTCCCCAATCGTAAGAATCTTCTTCTGTTTTCTCCGAATCAAGATGAGGCATCGGATCAGGTTCTTTAGATTGCTCATCTTGGGCAGGTTCTTTATTAAGATTTAATAAAGTTTCTGTCTCCTGGTTATCGCTCTGCGGCTCCTGATCCTGCTCGGAGTTATCGCTCCCGGCCAGTGTTTCGTCTGTCATAAGTTACGTCCTCTTTTTAAGCGCTTTTCAATATCCCTAACGATAGAATTTTGACCCTCCCTATGGAAACCATAAGAGGAATCATCGCCCGGGAACCAAGTAGGCTGTTCAATAGTAATGCTACGCAAATACTCTAAAACAGCCTGACCTTCTTTCGTGGAAAAGCAACGCACGAAAACCTTATCAATCTCTTCGGATTCATTCACTTGGCGCTACCCCGCCTTGTTGAATTTGCTGCATTGAACCCTGCATTTCTTGTATCACCTCGGCTCTTTGCTCAGCATTATTAACCACTTTACGCGGTATGCCCATTTTTTCAATAATGTAGTCAATAAGCTCATCTTGATTAATTGCTACTTGACCCATAGGTCCTGCAGATTGTGCTATTTGTACAAATTGCAATACATTTTGCAAATCATCCATGCTCTGAGATTGAGCAAGAGGCGATACCGGAACAATCCTGACGGCTTTACCGTCAGCCTTTATAGGCATAGATATTATGTTTTTCTCATCCATAACATAAAGTATGCGATTAACTAATGGCATCATGCACTCAGTAATTAGCCTTCCGTAAGCCGCGCCCATATTTTGAGACAGCTCTTTCATGCGCTCAACAATTTCGGTGGCGGATCTAGCTGACTGAGTATCAAGCGGCAATGTGTCATCAAGCAACATTTTCTTGATACCCATCACTAAATCGTTAATAATTAACTGGCTGACATTAAAATCAGCTGCGGCTCGCAAAGGTTTTAAACTTTCGCCTTGTGGTCCACCATTCCTAGCAACAGGGATAATTGCGCCCGGAGCAATCGTAATGTTTTGAGGATTAAGGACTCCATCATCAGCTGCGGTATAAACACCACTAACCGCAATAGACGCATTCTTTAAGATCATCTCTTTTACTTTGTTGAGCGTCTTAATATCTGGGAGCGCACTAACCAAAGGCCCTCGGCCATATACTTCGCCAGCAACCTTCATATATCGAGCTACAATCCAAGGGCTTACATCCATAGTCCTATAAACTAACTCTGTTGCCCCAGATCCTTTTTGATCTCTTGAATGAATGATGTGATAACAATAAGTTTGCATTGATTCAGACCAAATAGTTGCCTCAATCAAATCAACCTCTTCCTCAGGTTGCTGCTCAACCCTTCTTAACAAATCATCTGGTATTTTTGCGTCAGGCCATTGCCTCTGGATAACATCCAGTCTGAGTCGCATCTTGCGGTATACGTTATCCACAACACCATGAGGGCCTTCCTCAAGGCTAACCAAGTATTGCGGCACTGCCGTAAATCTTACTGGGGCATCATCATCGCCAGGCTGTACCAGCATTACAGCCGTTCCAACGCATAAGTCCAGCAAGAACTCAGACATAGCCAAGTCAAAATTAGTTTGACGTATAGTGTCAAACATTATTTCAGTATAAAGATCTAACGCCTGCCCGATATTGTCCTCATCCTCAGCAGGAACTTCATTGCCAGCCTGTAGTTTGCACCAGTTTCGATAAGGGGGGAAAAGAGCCGACTGAATGCGATTAGCAAACCTTTGTGTCGAGTTGATAGCAGTAGCATCAAAAACCCTAGCCATCTTATTCTGACCCGGGGTTTTTCCTTCATAGTAACCGGAATATAAATTCCTTTGAGGCAAAGCAAACTCATAACACTCTTCATATATGTTTCGCCACTGGTCTTTTCTAGCCTCTGCTTTCTCAGCTCTTTTTAAAATTTCTCTTGGTTCAAGTTGAGCCATTTTTCTTACCCTTTAATCGTTTAGAGATTGCGGCACTTTTACGCCTAGCATCAGATTTAGATGATGCGCCCCAAGCCTGCAGTGATAAAAGAAGTCTGGTAGGTTTACCCTTGCTATCTCTTTCAGGCCCTGCGTTAGCAGACATCCTCGCCAAAAATGATGCCCTGCGCGGATTATCACCAGACTTTACAGGAGGTTTTAAGTTGGACCCTGTGGTTCTTTTGTAATGAGCTCTGCCAGCAGCATTTAATCCACCCTTAGGGTTTTGATGCCTCTTCAAAGTCATTGCGATTTAACCCAAAGTAGTTGATCCGCCTTTAATTCCTTGAGCAGCCTCTCCGCCTCTAGCTGGGGAAAGCAAAAGTCTGTAAGCACCTCGGCCCATCCTTCTTGACTTAGCTCTAGATGCAACCTGCCTTTTAGCTTCAGCCTCTTGAGATTCAATTCTAGCTTCCTGCTTATCCAATATTTCTGTTTGCTTCTCCATCGCCTTTCTTTGAGCTTCCTGTTGTCTAGAAGTATCTGGCATCTTTGGTTTAGGAAAAATAGCTCCCATCAGTAAAACCTCGCATAAATATAATAATCATCACCGCCTGGCCCATAACGAGATAAGACGGCCTCTCTCTTAAATTGTAACACCTCAGCAAATCTTGCTGCCTGCACATGAGATGAACGAACCGTGAACTGCAATCTATGTAATTGCATTACACTATTAATATTCCTAAACACATTCCTTGCACCTTTGATCAATGCAATTGCTTTGCGATCAATGCAGTTGCTTGGGATCATCCAACCTTCAGCAACCCCGGGCCATAGTGGGTAAATACCAAAAGATAGCAGCAGCTTACCCTTATCCATGACCGTAAATGACGGCGTTTTTTCAGTCATGCTTTGCATATACTTCATATAATTAGGGATTGATTCCTTTATTTCATTGGCCTCTTTCCCCAAGCTCATCAAAGCTATATGCCCGTAATGGAAAGGCACTGTTTTGTGGCCGCACCATTGCTCAACATGATCAACTGTTACCATACAGAGAAATCAGTCTTAGCTACGGTTTGATTAAACCCATTGCTTCGCGGCCCTCGGGTTATACGCCTATGCTCACCAGCCCCAAGCAATAAATACCCATAAGCATCGCCAACGTGAGATGAATCATTCTTATTCGGCGCATCCCTGAAACGATCATTACCACCAGAGATGCCAATACGTTTAAAGTGATACCCGCCAGACAACGCCTTTCTCAATTTGGTGCAGCGTGAGTGAACCCTTAGTCCTGGCTTCCCATCTACTAATCGCAACATGGGTGCGGCTCCCGCCTCTCGCCTAACCTGAAAATCATTTGATGCAGTTGGCTGCGCCGTCATACCAATCGTTCGCAAATGGTCAAAAGCAGTCACCTCAAAGATCTCATCCCGCTTCATACCCGCAGGATCTCCCCAAACCTTCACATCTAACCTTGGGTACTTCATGTTCAATTCATACAACAACATCTGGCCAAAACGCTCAAGACCCATGTCCTCAGTCACTATCTCTTCCAAAATGTGCCATTTACCAGACGGATACCTTTGACCTATCACAGCCGCAGGTGTTAATCCAAAGTCCAAACCAACGTGCAGTGGCAAAGACTGATCAACGCTAATGTCTTGATCAACCATGATTGTGTCATCGTACTCATGCCAAACAGGTTTACCCTCCTTCACATAAACATATTTGCCGCCAACATAACACTCAATCCAATCAAGCTCCTTATCCCCGATCTGCTGCTCATAATAACCATTAGGCAAATTCTTGACGTTCTCAGCCTTAGGATTATTTATCCACCATCTACTGGCCCCAGGCATAGCATCGGGAGATTCACTAGTCCCCTCAATCATTCCGGGTGGCTGCTTGTAGAAATTCCACTTGTACTTTCCCCGCACAGGATCGCGCTCAGACAACCTATGCCACCAATGATCATCAGCCATCGGGTTCGTATCAGCCCATATACCACGCCAGGGCGCTCCGCCGTTAGACTTGGTAGGATAACGTCCAACTCGATGGGTAAGGCCCTGGACGATGCTGAGCGGCAATTCTCGGGCTTCGTTAACCCAAGCGCCAGTAAGCTCTAAAGATAGCAACTTCCTGACATCCTTGGGTTGGTCCAAGGCCAAAAATATAACCTCACAATCAATCCCCGCAGCATCACCTCTAGATGGCAACTTGATATGATGCGTCAGCGGGGGGCTCCAGCGCATCGGGCCAAATGTATGCTCGGGGAACAACTCAAGCCAAGTCTTAATAGTCGTAGTCCTCAGCTCGGGATAACTATTCCGCACCACAACATACCTGCTATAACGAATCCCATCCTTAGGAGACACAGGTTGTTTGACTGCCCTCAACATTACCTCAGCCGCACACGCATAAGACTTGCCAGAGCCAACTGGCCCCATCAAGCCGCGAAAAAATGCGTTATCGCTAAGGAAATTCCATACAGTTGGGCTGGTACTAAAATCTAAATCTAAGCCACCAAACAGACTTTCAGCCTCTACCTTACGTCTGGTTGACCGGTCACTTGCCGCTTTCTTCCTCGCCATCACTTTTTTCCTCATATTCAGTTACTGTTGGACCATGCAGATTAATACCCAAGACCGATGGCCTATCCGACTTATCAAGTCCGGGCTCTAGCAACCCATGATGCTTGGCCAGCATCCTCAATGCGGAAACCTTATCATGCATCTCTACCTCGATAGCGTTCCCCATCCTAGTCGGCGTCACCTTAACCTTCTTAATTGCCTTTCTAGTATGTATTGGGACATCTTTAGCATCTTTCAGCGTTACCCTGCCCTGCTCATCCCAAGACATCACCTGAGTGATATCAGACGCGGCAATCGTTGATAGCTCTTGCTTAACGGCTTCTTTCTCGTCATCTGAGCCCATAACTAGCGCCCTTCTAGCTCTTCTAGCTGGTAACTTTTTATTCATAACCTAAAACCTCCTATTGAAAAACACTAAAATTTTGAGCAAGACCCCCCTATGGGTGAGAGGTGGGTAGGGGGGGTAAGGCATAGGCATCCCAAAACCAGCTAAGCCGTTGATTTTAAAGAGATTATCAATCGCCATACTAGCGTTTGGCTATTGTAAATCATAGCAGCGCAGCCCAGGTTGCAACTTGCTCAAGGGTTATTGGTGGGACCCGGCCAGACTTAAGGTTTGCCTTGCTCATTTCAACGGTTGCAGCCTTGACCTCATCAGCTGTAACCCCATGATCTGCAAGTCTTTTTGCGAACTCATGGTTGGCCTCTGCAATTCTTCGCTGCCCGGAAACCAATTCCACGCCTAAAACGAATGCTTGTGAGAGTATCTTAAAGTCGCTATTTTCACCCCCAGACCCCCTTCTATTATGCGTTACATCCAAGGCCTCAGGTGTATCGATATCCTCTGCCACTTTTGGCCTCGGGCTGTAGAACTGCTCCTTACTCGGCAACTTAGTCTGCGCCCCATCAAATAGAACTTGATATCTATTAGTTCGCCAAGTGTTCTTCGCTTTAATCGGATAGGCTTTAGGCTGTAGCTTCCTGACATATCCCGCCTTGATCAATCGAGCAACATGAACACTGACAGTCTTGGTACTCCTGCTGATATGTCTCGCCAAAGTAATTCGGGACGGCCAGCAGATGCCGTATGCGTTCGTATGCAGGCATAAAGCCCCGAGCAGTCTGAGGGTTGTCCAATGCAAATCGTCATCCTGTATTGCACGAGCTGGCATGACGCTGTACTTTCTAATTTCTGGCTTAGATTTCGTCATTTGATAGCTCCATTTGCTTGATCTTACACCCTGCAAACGTTTCTTTAATACTTATCACATCAGCAGGCACGAACTTCATCAACTCACCCACTGACAAATACGCCACGCCATCGGGCTTCTCTCTCGGCATTTCTTCGTCAGTCTTAACCAGCCTCACTTCAATCCCTTCAACCTCGACACTCCAATAATCAGTTGGATCGATAACCTTGGCCCCTTGCTTTTCTGCCTCTCTATCTAGCACCTCATAGGCCTTGATCATTCCTCGCCCATGCTTTTGTATTCCAGCTTGGTCATCATTCCTAAACGCCCTGCGGAATCTCTCTTGCTGTTTGCGGTATTTATCCGCCAAATCTTGTGGGACTAAATCCGGCAGTTTGTCGGTTCCCCATTTGACATCCATCTGCATAGATTTTATGTCGTGATCGCTAATCACTTCGAAAGTAGCGTCAGACCATGGGACAGTGGGACAGGACTCTAGAGAGTGTCCTGTCCGTCCCGTCTGTCGGACACCTGTCCTGCTTTTGTCCCGATTGCTGTAACTCTTTGATTTTAAACTGGACATTTTTGTCCTCCTTGTTGTCCCATCATGTTGAGCGCTTCCAAACGTAATTCCCCCACTTTCCTACGATTTTTCGCTGAATCAGCACATCAGCAGCCCTTGCAAAAGCCTTTCTTTCTGCGTCTGGATTTCCTGTACTGATCGATTGTAATAATGCAATCCTTCGCCATGCTGACTCGCTGACCACCTTGACCCCAATTGGATAGTTCTCTCCCCCAGGTGATGGCTCTCCACTTGTTCCGAGCGCTTCATTAAGTGAGTCAAGCACTAACCTTTGCGCTGGCCTCAGGTTTTGTTCTTTTGACTTCCCTGGGGCTTTATCTGATCGCCGCAGTACCAAGCTAGTCTCTTCTTCTAGAGCCAGGGGATCATCTGCCAGCTCAATCGATATTGAATCCATCCACACTGGCGGCATCATCTCCGCATCTTTCTGCTTTTCCACTGTAAGCGATACCGCATTACCCACCCGCTCAACCCTCAGGCTTGCATCTACTGCCCCGAGGATCGCACTTGATCCCCTTGCCCCTCGGCTTGAATCCTTGCCGCTGTGGTGTATCGCCATGACCGCACAGTTAAACGCCTCCCGCACTTGATCCATTGCCCTGACTGCCTGCCCTATATCCTGTGAGCTGTTTTCGTCTCCCGTCATTGATCTGGCCAAGGTATCGAATATCACCAGCCGTACAGGTCCCGAGCTTGCCGCCTTGATTGTCGTATGTAAGTCCTGAGTGTTGAACTCATCCATCAGGTCCACACTAGAAGGCACTACAATAAATGGGGCTCGGGCGTCTTTAATGTGGTGTTTATGCCAAGCAGCAATTCGCTTCTTTAGGCCGCCAACTCCCTCACCTGCAACATACACCACCTGACCGCCCATAACAGTCTGCTCCTGCCATTCTTTGGAGTGCGAAATACTTAGCCCCATATCTAAAGCAATGAACGTCTTACCGCATCCTGGCTCGCCGTACATCATGGACAGCGATCGATCAGGTATAAGCCCCTCAACCAGCCACTCCACAGGCGGCAGACGCTCAATATCCTGCAGCGTTAGAACTGGTAGCGGGGTTACTAGCTCATTGATTACCTCTTGCGCCTTAATCAAAGCCTTCAGCTGTGAGCTGTCACCCCCCGCCCTGATCCAATCCGAAACATCGCCCTTTTCTGCAACTGGCAGCCGCACAACTTTGATCCTGTTCGCTGTCCCCTGCAGGTTGCCAAGCAATGTCCTAACGTGCGCTTCTCCAGCCTCATCATTGTCCGGCAGTATGATGACATTCCGCCCCTCAAAATACTGGTTCAAAGACTCCGCCCACTTCCCAGCGCCGCCACTGTTACAGGTAGCAACAAATCCAAGACCCGCCAGGTTGTCCGCGTCTTTCTCACCCTCAACAATCAATATTGGCTTCGCTGGGTTGTTAACGATATCCGGCAACCTGTACGGTAATGGCTCGGTATCGCCTAAACCCCAGACAGCTCGCCCATCGATAATCCGGCGCTGCCTGAATGTCTTGGGCTCATAACGTAACACCTCATAGGTAACAACCCCGTCTTGATCTGTGTAACTGTATGTCGCAACTAGTGACGCCTTGGCGCTCCCGTTTGTTTGCCCTGTATCAATGCCCAGCTCTTTTAATTTTTCGCCTATGTTCGCGTCTGGGTTATCTCGGCGCAAAAGGTCGACCACTCCGCCGCCCTGCTCCGCCTCATGGTCAAACCATGTCCCCTTTTTTAAATCAACACTCATGGAACCATGCGACCCCCATCGCAACTCCCCTTCGCTTGATAGTTTCGCGTTTGGCTCTCCAAGTAGCGCCTTCGCTACCGTTTCAATATGTTCCCCAATATCTGACATTTTTTCCCCAACAAAAAAAGAGGGGCAGGGATATCACTCCCCGCCCCAAAAATCGACTACTCAAAAAGAGCGTCATCATCCTCCACAACCTCAGGCGCTGGGGGAACCGCCGCAGGCTCGTTTGGAGTGTCAACCCACCGTATCAACTCAAAGTTAGGGATTCGAGTTGGACCCTTCCCGATACGTTGAGCAGTCGAACCGTTATATTTTAACCCGGCAACTTTCCCTTTATTCTTGCTTTGCCCCTCGTGAATAGCTGGCCAGATTGCTCCGATGCCTTGGTTAACACCCGCCCCATTGCTGGACCATTCGCGCCAGCCATGATCCTTAAGGTAAACCATCACGCTGAAACCGCGCTTATATTCACCTTCGGGCCGTTTGCCTTTAACTCCGAGCTGCTCATCCCATACCCACTGGGGAGCCTCTCCCTCTTGAATAAGCCCCCAACCTGTACGCATTGACGCAGGATCAAGAGAAAACCCTTTAAGGTCTATCTCTTCGCCGTCCACATACCACGCATTCGCTGACGGTTTAAATCTTATGTACTCGCCGCCACTTCCATTATCTAAATCAAGCATCTTCTTTTTCTCCTAACTGTTTACTATTTTTTAACCACCCCATCGCCTCTGCAAATTTAAGCATTAAAGACTCAGGGAGAACATACAGGCGCGGGGATCGGTCAGCCCTAATAACTAAAAGATCCGCGTCATCCTGCTCAAACCAGGTGTACAGGCTTTTAAACCCTGCCGCACCTTTTCTCCGCTTACACTCAACCAGTAACCCATTCAGATTCAAGTCACCAGCTAAGTCAGCAGAATACGCCTTGAAAGCACCAGAGCCCAAAACTCTTTTACACTCGACCCCATGCTCTCGCCAAAAATCCTGCACTTCTTTTTCTAACTCATAGCCTCGCTTCTTGTTCCGGGCGCTCATTTTTTAACTGACCGCGCCAACTCCTGCAAGGTAGACAACTGCGATTGCTGATCTTGCCCAGATCTCCCACGCCGCGAAAGCCCATCAATTAACAATTCCTCGGCAAGACTTGAAACACTGCGCCGCTGTGATTTGGCTGAGGTTTTAAGCGCCTCCCGGAGCTCTTGGGTGAGATATAACTGTTGCTGTTCAACTTTCATGTGTGTCCTTTTTACAACATTTAAAAAAAAGTAGCATTTGGCTATTGACACAGTACCAGAGAACAACTAACGTAACACCTGAAACAAACATAAACCAAAGGAGAACAAAGATGAGACGAGAAACAATGATTAAAAACCTAGCAAAGAAATTCAACCTTTTGGCAGTCCCTCGGGAAGAGTTTGATGGACTTGGAACTACCGGGCTTTGGATTAGGGATAACATCTGCAAGCCAGAAACAGACTACTACAACGGCGCTGCGGACACTATGACAGAAAACAAACTTAACAGCTTTCTCAAAAAGAATGGCTGGTGGGCCGAGCCATACGATGCAGAAACAATCATGCTAATCAACGACAACGTATAAGGAGAACAAATATGACTCAATTAATCTACACAGCAAAAGACTTCGACAGCGCATACATCGTCCCGAACTGGCCTTGGGGATTCAAGCTCAAGACTGAGGCTCGATTTTGGATCGAAACCACCAAGGTTGGCGATAGGTTTGTGCAGCAGACCAAGAACCCAAAAACTGGCAAATGGTGCAAGCCTAAAAAAAGCACTTATGACGCGGTTCTAGTCTTGGCCATCAAGGACGGCAACAGGCCCAGCAGGGTTGGCTTTGCCAAGGGTGCAAGTGGTGAGGCCATCGCCAAAATGATTGACGTTTTAGATTGGGACAAGTTGAGCGATATGCAAAAAAAGCAGGTTTGCAAGTGGACCGCCTGGGATGATGTCATGCAAAACGTAGAGTTCGAGTGCAAGCCATACGACCCAGACGCCCAAGAGAATCAGGATAAAGTTATGGCAAACATTGTCAAGGCTGCGAATCAAAGAACCGCTCAATGCCTTATTAAAAATAACTTAGTCTAAGGAGCAACAATGGAACCAATGAAGATAATTGCTAAAGCGCTGGGGGTTGAGCTTATTAGGGCCGGGTCAAGGTATAAGCTCCATTTCCCAGACGGGAGAGAGCGGACCGCCCATAGCTTAGAGGATGTAGCGTATTTCCTGAGCTTCGAAATAAAAAACTCGCTGGTGAAAAAATAGTATAATAAGAGAGAAAGAGAGGTAAACAATGGAAGTCAAAGAAAAGATCAAGGCTGGCAAAAGTTACAGGGTTTTTCAGTTCGACTACTTCGAAGAATGCGCCGAGTATTGGCAGGATGCGTTTTTGTTCAATGATGATTGGAGCACTAAGGTTATTGGGAAAACAATCATCGCATGGAAAAGGGATAGATAATGGTTACTACTGCGCTTGAGTTCCTTGCTTTTATGGTTAAGCATCCAGAATATAATTTTGAATATGTCATACAGATTTGGGATGGATTGCCTCCAGATGAGAAAGAGGCTTGCAGGGATGCGCTGCACGCCATTGACGCAATGCACGAAATAGATACTAGTTTAAATTAAGTGGGGGGGGGTATGAAATACGTTAGTTATCTCAGGGTTTCAACTCAAAGACAGGGAAAATCTGGTCTTGGTATTGAGGCTCAAAAAAAGATTATAGACAATCACCTGAGCGGCAGTAAGTACGAAATACTGCAGGAGTTTGTAGAGTATGAGAGCGGCAAACGATCCGACAGGAAAAGAAAAGAGCTCAAGGCTGCGCTTGAGTATTGCAAGAAAACAGGCGCAACTTTGATCGTTGCCAAGATTGACAGACTTATGAGGAACCTGGCTTTTTTAACCAGACTACTTGAGCAAGGCGTCCCGGTCATTGCCTGCGATATCCCGCAGATGCACAACCCGGCAGCTACTAAATTTGTACTGCAGCTCATGGCTAATATTGCTGAGTATGAGGCTGATCTGATCAGCGAGAGAACGACAGCCGCATTAGCAGCCAAGAAAGCTAGGGGCGCAAAACTAGGTTCCCCAGCCCCAGAGATCGGCGCTGCGATTGGCGGCCAAGCTACCAAGTCATCTGTCAATGATTGGGCTCAGGAGCTCAGGCCATTAGTTCAAGAGCTGAGAAAGTATGGCTGCAATACAATTCAAAAGATAAGCGAAGGCCTGCAAGCTAGGGGAGCCAAGACTTTCAGAGGTAACAGCACCTGGGCTCTATCATCAACCAGAAACCTAATCAACAGATTGGAGGCATGATGAATAAAATATTTACAGTTATAGGCGAAGGTATTGCAGTTGCATTTATGCTTTTTGTACTGTGGGTTGTACTGCAAATAGATGCAATGCAATTCAATCAATCATTAATTAAATTATGGGGTGGCTAAATGGTAGGCAAACTTACATCAGACAGTAAACTCTCGGGGTCTATGGCTCCGGTACTTATGAATCAATCGCACCCGACTTACGGGATGAGCCGCAATGACTTGATGGCCAGAGTGCTCAATGCCCAGGGAAGGGGTAACTACAGCACAGAGCAATTCTCTGGCAATGAGGCCGCATACTTCGGCAATGAGTTCGAGGAAAAGATTATTACAGAGGCAGCTGGGCGCTTGGGCATCGATGAATTCAATACCGATGTAACTGAGGTCTATCATTATGAGGATCTATTTTCGGTCAGCCTAGACGGTATCCTAAAGAACACCAGCTTAGCACTTCAGGCCAGCGATGGTTGTATCCTAATGGATGGATCTCAGGCCATGATATTAGAGGGTGACGGCATTTGCGAGGCGAAGTTGACCTCTGCCCCATATAGCGAGGTTCCGCCGCCGTACCGAGGCCCTTGGCAGCTCCAGATGCAAATGATGTGCTACGGAGCCAGCTGGGGGGTTATCGCTACGTTGTATCAGGGAGTTAGGCTGGTCCTTAACGTATATCAAAAAGATGAGCAGATGCAGCAGCAGATGATTGAGGCCGCTAAAGATTTTTATTCGAGGCTCGATGGCCCAGATTGGTATCCTGCCCTCGATGGTGCAGATGCTGCGAGGACCTGGGAGAAAGGTGAGAGCGATTTGCCTGAGCTCGATCTTGAGCCTATAGGTACAACAGTTATTCAATACATGGATGCCAAGAGAGCGGCGAAGGCTGCCGACAATTATGCTAAAAGCCTAGAGCCCAGAATTATGGA